CGACATAATCGCCGATCGATTAGTGGACACATTCCAAGAATATAGAGAAGAAATTAAAAAAATAGATTTTAAGGTCAACATCGACAAACTCAAAACCGATGTTCGCAATTCAAGTAAGAAAATACTCTGAATACTTTTCAACATGCTTGATCAGTAGATCGGCATAATGTCGATGTGCTTCTTCGGGCAAATGGTGATGTCTATCAGGCAAAGGTGGATATATTTCTTTCAGATATTCGTACCACGGAGCATGCTTCATATGGAAATTTGTATAAGGAATAGTTGAGACTAACTTTACAAGATCGGGTGGCAATCTATTCATATAATGAATAGTGTTTACAAATATATGTTTAACTTTCTTAGACTGTAGATACCCGTGCAAAATAATCATCTGTACAATCAACTCTTCAACATGATCTCGATATTCACCATTCAGCTGTAGTTCTAGCTCCCACCAAGTTCTTACTATTCTAGGATAATCTTTCCACCACTTGTTTCCAATAGATCCAGGAGTCAGATAGTATTGTTTATTCTCATGCGTGGCCGTACTTCTCGGAACTGACGTCCAACCAACTAAAACTATAAGTTCAATATTTTTGTTTATTGCTAAATAGTTCTCTACAAATTTTATAGTTTTCGTTACTATTAGTTTATTGTTCCCGCCAACCTGACTATCATTTATATATTGCCAATTAAAATGTTTGGCCAGTAATCCTGAATAGGACTTTTCATAACAATAGGGTTGTCCGGCATATTCGATCTCAGATCCGGCAGTATGACTGCAGCCCATTGAATATAATAACATCAGTCTAACTTCTTTTTACTAACTAATACATCAGACCCGCAATGACACATCAACGCAGGGCACGAAATTGGTGATTTTAATCTGTTCCAATCTACACTCTTCCAATCGTCTAAGGTGCCTGCTATACCAGTAGCACCGCAGTTAGCTCTTTGTATTTTTCCATCATGATTTATAAAAAGGCTTTCCCTTCCAATCATGCATTGATAGTTCCAAAAATTAGTCTGTCCTCGATTTATATAAGATTGAGGATCAATTATCTTTTCTTCATGACTCTCAAAAATCGCAAAACTGAAATTTTCTTTAATCTTATACAATTCGTTATCTGGTTTTTTATACTCTTTTTGATAATTAAATTTAGAAAACCAATCAAACTGTTCTTCAGTATATTTTATCTCGCTGATAATTCTCGACGAATACCCGTATTGAGAATCGATCATTACCGGATTGATTCCGACTGCCTTTAATTCTTTTATTTTTTCTATAAAATCAATCGTCTGATCCCAATAATCCGGATCCATCATTACTCTACAATTAGTAGCAGTGATACTCGAACTGAGTTTTAATTTTTCAATATATTCATCGGCTGTATTATTTTTAATTTCATATGCAGGATGAAAACTACAAGAAGCATAATTCAAATATATAAAGTTTTCTTCGATATATCTTTGAGTCCTTGACAGATTGGTAGTAATACCGGCTCTATGCTCTAGATCATAGATCTTTTTAATCATCGTCGGAAAAAAAGGACTCAGGGTGGGTTCTCCGCCGGTGAATGCAAAATTTATATTTTTGTCCTGATAAAAAGAATTCAAATGGTCTATGAACGGTGCGATCACATCCCAGTCATGTTTGACATTCTTTCCGTTATGCAATACCTCAGGGCAATACCTGCAGGCGTAATTACAGATATTATTTAATAACCATGTTATAAAAACTGTACCTTCATTGCGTATTTCTTGAATTTCAGATCCTTGCACTTTAACAGGGTATTTCCAACTAGGAATTCGCTTGATATTATCGAGATCTCTATGGGGTTTTCTTAGTACCAGATCGACTGAATGAATGTCGGTGAATTCATTTAAAGATTTATCTACTCCTTGCGTGAAAGAAAAGAATTTTTCCTTCTGTTCCGGTATCATTTCTCCTAATACAATATATCCTTCTTTGTTTTTTCGATAAGCTCCATATTCATAATGTTGATCCGCACCTAAAGATTTCCATTTATTTCTATATCGCAACAATTGATTAGCAGGATTACCGTTGTCTACAAAACATAGCATTATCTCGTTTGACCAATATTTCTGCGGGTTCACTGAATTATTTTCGATTACAGCTTTATCGTTGGCAAATACAGCCTGCGAAAGGCTTTTTCCTAATGTGTTATATCCGAGATACAAATCTCCAAAATTTAATATAGGGAGAATATTTGAAAAGTCTTCATCATTTAACTCAAAATCAATTCGAGGATCAAAACTTATCAACGACCAAATTCCTAATTTATTTTTGTATCTAAGTTTATTTTCTACAGCATGTATCAAACTATTAAACTTTTCAAAATAACTATCGAGAGATTTTCCTCTTATAGAATCTGATCTCTGACCGTATTCTTCGTAAAACAAATGCAATTGATTTAACTCTGATTGATCAAATGTTTGAAAAACTGGTATTTCTTTATCGTATATTGAATTGATTTCTTCAGTCAAAGATTTCAAGGTAGCCGAGGCAGACTCTAAACTTCCAAAAGGATTAAAAATTCTTTCTCTAAATGAATGATCGTTAGATTTTAATTCTAAAAAATTTCGAATCCATTTATCTGCGATCGGACTATCGAAAAAATGAAAATATAAGTCCTGATACTCCCATGTATCAGAATTCATAATTGTTATTCGTAAATCATAGATCTTACTTAGAGAGATAGTCATACACTTTGATAATTTCAGGAATAGTCTGTTTGGTATTTTCGTTTCTTAGTTGATCTATTTTATCTGTCATATCAACAAATTTTCTAGCTTCATGCTCATTAAAAGGTCGTGCTAGTTCTGCTAGAATATGCGTGAATAGATGATCGATATTAGTTTCATATTTTTTATTATATTCCTTAGTGAAATTTTGTAAATTATCTATTATCTCTTTTCTATAGTCTAGCGGTAAGATATGTACGTGGTAATGTTGAGGCCATTCTAATAAATTAAAATAGAAATTCTTGTAGGCGTGTTTTTTATTGACCACACCTACATCAGTAAGGTATTGCACAATTTCGGGTAATCTAAATACATTCATTGCCCCGACAGTTATTCCTGGCTTGATAAAAAGATTATTTAATTCTACTAGTTTTCTTAAATTCTCATCTATCTTCGACCAAACAGTTCCAGATCTTATCAATTCAGCACGTTCGCCAATTTCATCGATGCTAGGCCATACTTCGACTTTGTAATTATTCCATTTTTTCCAAATATCTAAAACATTTTTCTTCTTATAAACTAAAGTTGATAAATTGGTATTATAACAAATCTTGACATGGAATTTATTGTGTTGTTCCAATAAATCTAGTATAGTCCAATGTTCATCCATTAGTAATGGTTCACCGCCGGCAAAATAAATCTTTTCAACTACATCTATTTGATCTTTTAAAAAATCGTAGTTACTTAGAGAATTTACTGAACTAATGTTAGATACTTTTCCTTGTTCTCTAATCCAGCCAAGTGCTTTGGCATCAGGCACCCAAGAACTGCTATATTTAGGACCGCAACTTCTACACTTAAAATTACAAAGATTGCTGAATCTAAAATCCCAATACTTGAGATTCATTTGGCTGGCATGCCCTTCTTTGTTAGTTATGGCAGGTATGATATCTATTACTTTTCTAAACTCTTGATTATGAAAATGCCTGCCACTTTCGCCGGTGACTCTTTCTCTACCAAAGCATTTTATACAAATTTTTGGTTCTTCTCCGTTGATCATTTGTTTTCTCAACAGTTTCATGTTATTGCTGTTCCATATTTCTTCAATAGTCTGTGTGCTTAGATCCCCGGCATTATAATTAAATGTTGATGTTAGACAACAAGGAATAACATTACCTGCTGGTTCAAAGTTGAGATGCATCCAGGGAACTGCACATACTGTATTTTTTTGAGATCTTATATTCGATGATATATGAAAATAATTTTCTAACCAGTCGAAATCGTTGATTTTTTTTAACATTTCGAAATCGTCGATAAATTGATCTACAAAAATTTTTGCATCCTTAGATCCTTTAATAGAATACTCACCGTGTTGTCTGTCTTTGCCCGTCGTAGCCCAAATTTCGTATCTTCTATTATTTTCAATTTCGTTAGAATTTTTTATTTTACTTGATAACAATTTTACACACTCTCTAAATGCTGACCTCCATGTTGAGAATTCATTGTAATTAAATACTGTAATGTTCGCTACCTCGGGAATTATTTTTACTCCGACTTCTAAACCGGTAGTAAAGTCTATAGAATTTTTTTCAGAATTGAGAACTGCACTTCTAGGAAAAAGTTTTACTCCACCATATCCATATTCTAAATCATTTACGGGATTTCTACTGTGCCATATGTGTACAGAATTCGTGTCGTATTTAGAAATTTCATAATCGAAATTAAATTCGTCCACGATCACAGCATCAGCATCAACTACCCAAAAATTAGATGTCATAACTCGACGTGCTGCTTCTTGATGAGCTTCATGAATTCCCTGTATGCCGTTGATCCTGATAGCTGTCGGAAATCTAGATTTTAATTTATTCCAATGATTGTCGCTATAAGGCTCATTATTACTTAAAAATATAATTTCGTACATTAGTGAACTCTATAATAGGTCTGTGCCATTTTCAGTGTTTCTGTATATAAACCTAAAGTGTAACTGCTTTGGTCTGCATCGAGCCACGGCCAATCTAACCCCAGATTTAATTTTATCTTTTCACCGAGAGATTTAATTTCTTCAACTAGTCCATCACTGTCTACATCTTCGTAGGGCTTACCGTACTGAAAATATATACCTTTAAGCATTTCAAAATCTCGAACATCTACATAATTCCAATCTGTGCAATTTGCTAACCAGGTACCCAATCTTGCACCATATACAGCATAAATTCCATTTTCATCATGTGTACCTACAGTTGACCATATTCTTAGTCTATGAAGATTATGCCACCATACACGATTTTTTATTTCATAGGGTTCAACTTTAATTCCATCTACCAAAGTCATTTTCACACCTTCGCGGAATCCTGCTCTCCATGCTTGGAAAGGACTGCCTGTTATAACTACTTTGCTGTAACTTTCGGGATATTGTCTATAAACTGATTCCCAACAAAAATCAACTTCGGAATTTTTTGTATCGGCAGCTTCGTGGCTTTTCATATCGAGTACATATTGTTTGTTCCACAATTTTAGTCCGCCGTTTCCGTAACGAAGCCCATTGAGCTGATTTCTGCCAGTCCAGCTAAAAACTTTTATATCATCATTGAATTCTATTTCTTGATCTAAAAAATCAAGATCGACGATGTTATCAGCATCAACACTTACAAACCAATCGGTTTCAGAAAGTTCTGCAGCAGATTTATGGGCAGCGTCTGATCCTTTTACTCCATGAACACGCTTGGCCCAAGGAACTTTATTACAAAGGTCAGCATAGTGCAGATCAGCGTTAGGCTCATCGTAACTTAAAAATATAAAATCAAATTCACTAATTTTCATTTATTTCAAATCCATATCTATCAAATAGACGTTTGGTAAAAACTCCAAATCTTTCTGGAAGCAATTCTATTTTTTTAGATACACGATCCTTTAGTAAATCCTGTACTCGTATCTCAATCTTATCATGTAGTATATTAGGATCATTATAATCTGTAAAATATAATCTCATCGTTAGTTCGGGATGAATATCTAACATCCTTCTTTCTGTTTGATCCTGTCTTGTACCTCCGAGATTAGATGATAGCTCTATCACAGCTAGAGATTCTTGTCGGTTATATGTTATATATACCTCAAAATTTTTATCGCCGCTGTAAGACATATCAGTGGCTCGAATCAATAAAGGAAAAAACTTTATACTTTCTAATATTACTAGTTGCTTTGTAACAATGTCTACTCTATATGAATCTATTCTAGATTCTCCGGAATCTAACTGAAATCGCAGTTCTTCAGATAATTCTATTTTATTTGATATTTCAGAGGCGGCCGATTCAGGATATATTCCTGTTACTAATCCAGATTCGTTATAGATCAGATAAAATTTAGGTTTGAGATTTTTTTGAGATTCTAGCCATAGATCAAAATCCATTACTTCTTCCATAGTGCATTCTCCATTATGCTTATGGTTTCATCATTGGCCAAATGTTTTTCTTGATAATGTATAATATCAGACTGTTGATAATTTCCGATTTTTAATTCTGCATCAAGATTTAAATAAAAACCAACACTATTAGTAACTGGACCTCCAGGATCTTGCCAATTTTGTATCATCGGTTTTAAATGCACTACCCTAGGAAAACATAAAGGATAAGCGATTTCGGAATCTATATCTAGTATCTTAGAAGCCAGTGCAAAAATTTCATCTGTACCTAAATCTTTTGGTATATGCTCAGATAAAAATAAATTTTTAAATTCTTCTTTATATTCATTGATTTCTTTACACAAGTTAAAAAATTCATTAGATATAAATTTATTTTTTTTAAAAAATGTAAAATACGAATATAAATTCGGAAGGCCATTTTTAGTAAAAGTTTTTCTATAAAAATCAGAAGTAACTAATTCACCTCGATAGGTATAGGCTCGATTGGATATGTACAAATCGTGATTATCTAAAAAATGTTTAATATTATGACTGATATCTCTCAGAAAAATCATATCTGCATCTAGACATACTGTAGCGTCCCACGGAGAAAGATCCTGCATGTCTATTCTAGAATCCCAACCTTCTTTTAAGGAAGTTTTTATAACGCGGTCAAACACCCACGGAGATTTAAAAGCATCAACATCATAATCATCAGTAACTAAAGCTATTTGATCATATCCTTCTTTTTGTGTCAGTTTGATAGTTAAAGCCAGAAGATATGCCATCTTGACATAATCATAAGAATCGTTTTTAGATGCTATTATCAAATACCCAAAATTCATTCTGCTAATTCCATTAAAGAAGAATAATTATCTATAATAGTTTGTTTGTTGATGAAATGAATATCTCTATCAGCAATATCAATTAAAATATCTCCCTGATCCCAATCATGTACTATAAATTTTAAAGATTGATTTTTAACATCGAGTAATAAATCCTTATCAAACATGGTTAGTACTGGGGGGAGGCATTGCCCCTTAGGAGAACTAAACCCGTCTATAATATGTTTGGCTAAACTAAAAGCAATATCATTTCTAAATGTCTTGGTATCAAATTTATAAATTTCAGAAAAATACAAGTAATTTTCTTTGATATACTCTATTAGATCAAATAATATTTTTGTTCTTGAATTTTTAGTAAACATTACCGTAGTGGCCCAGTACATATGAGGACCTGTGTCTGAGATACGTTTGTCTGAAACTCCTAATCGCTTGTTTAACACTTCCGAGGCACTGGATGCTATAAGAAAATCCTCATCAGATTGCCAATAGTTAGATAAACTATCTGAAAAAATTAAATAATCTACATCAATCATTAAAGTTCTTTCATATGGTGTCAATTCCCAGATCGAAGACCTAGTCTGATTCATAAACGACATAGACTTATAGTTGTCACCATGAAAGATAACACGTTTATTATTTTTTACTGGCGGTACGGTCAGAATTACCTTGTCATACAATGATTCAATTGAATTTATTTTTTGCTTTAAATTTTCTAAAGTATATTCGTCTGTTATGATACTAACTGGAACTTTAAGATGTTTTTTTACTAATCTAGCAGAAAGGATCGCAAGAGCAGAATAATCTACAGTTCCGTTATCATGAACGATTAATACTACACCCTTATTCATAGATCTATCAATGTTTCCACTGAACGACTTCGTTTAATTTTTTGATATTCTCTGTAATACTCCAGAGTTACATCGAAATATTTGTCCAATAACAAATTTTTAAACTCATTGAGATCTTCTACTAATATTGGATTGTCATTGATGTCTAATAAGGGAATATTATCTGCTCGACCCTGATCTATTAGCATCTGCGCAAATACGATCAATGATCTTTCTGCTTTAAATATACCACCTTTATACGCCAATACGAGTTTAGCGTCTGATTTTTCTTTCAGCGTGGTACGTTTAAGATTTAGAGTTTTATTATAATTTGAAAAGGCCAGTGCTTTTTCTAATCTAGAATCCATGATTTCTCCATAATAAACTGTGTAGTTTATTTATTGGAGATCAAACAAGGGGAAAAATGATGAACGTACCCAGGATCCTGCTGAGAAAGTCGGTGAGGTTATAGACCAAGCTGCGCCTGTTGGTTGTAAAAACCCCGTGGCTTTTACTTCATCAACACGAGTAGTCAATGTTCCGTCAACTCCGTCGCTTGGTGGAAACGGTCCAGAAGGAGCTACTGGTCCCGATGGGCCTATTACTGGTGGGTCTGTATAGGGATCTGTCAATAGGACCCTGATAGTCAATATTGTAGCTGCTCCTGAAGAATTATCTGCAACATTGACTTTGGCCTGTAACCTATAAGTATTAGCTGAATAAACACCAGTAGCTGTAGCAGTATAATAAGTAGCAAATGAAGTGTTTAAAGAATAATAACCGATACCTTCATAATTTCGTGTGCCTGCTCCGGATAGTACTGAACTCCAGGATGAATTTTGAGAAGTTCCAGAACCTCCAGTTCTAGAAGTTGTTATTTTAACTTTTCCGCCGCTATTGAAGAAATATCTAGCCTGCTCTGCTGTACCAAAAGTCACAGTAATGTCGCAATAGGCCTGGCTCGACCATCCGTCTGTGGTAGTTCTCGATGCTACATTTAGATTTTCAAGAAATTGTCCAGTTCCTACGTTAAATCTATTAGTGTCTGCGGTTGTAGCTAATGTGCTATACTGTGAGTTAGGATAAGCTACACCAAATCTCACAACATCACCGACCGCCACTGTGTTGATACTAGGTACAGATCCAGTTTGATGTAGTAGTGCATTATAGATATCATATCTCAAAAGATCCCATTGAGCTTTAGTAACCTGATTCGCTGTGGTAACTGCCGAAGTAGCATTTATTGCCTGTCCGTATCCGCGACTGGCTGCTCCGGTGCCAACTATTTGAGTTATAGTAGTTCGAATCGTATTGTAATCTGTTGTTGAAATTAAATCACCGACTGGCATTTTAGATCCTTATAATATCACTGCTTCTATAATTTTTTCTGCGGTATCACTATTAGTTTCCAAAGCTATAGCAAAAACATCTGGAAAACTATGGAAGGCTGCAACCACAGCGCAGCCATTATCGCTGGCTATCAGCCTGTCACCTTTTTTAATACCACCAACTACACGAACTGGCACACGACCTTTAAGTGCAATATATGTTCCGCCTTCTAAATCCTTGTTCATCATGTACGCAGGATTGGCGCTGACAACTCCTAAAGCTCTATCGCCGAACACCGACGCTCTAACTTCGGCGGAACCCCCCACTGTTACCACTGTACCTGTAGTATATTCTTGATCTGTGAGATATTTTTCAGCTAGGTCTGCATATTGAGCTGCTGTGGCAGTTCCATTGAATACATTGGCTGTTAGATTTCCCGAACTGTCTCTAGCGGCTATGGTATCTATTGCAGCAGTAGTCTTTGCTGATTTATATGCATCAGTATCGACAGCAGAATCATCTATTCTTAATCTATTGGTTTTATCTGCAATACCGATAAATCTCGTAGCTGTTATATTAGCACTGCTATCTCTAACTGCTATCGATGTTGCTACCGCTGCCTGTTCGCCGGCTAGACTGTTTAGTGTCAGGGCGTTTGTGGCTGTTCCAGCTACGTTTCCGACAACGTTGCCAGTATGTGTTCCTGTAGAGTTTCCTGTAAGATCGCCAGTAACATTACCTACAACTGTACCAGTATGAATACCAGTAGTGTTTCCAGTAAGATTACCAGTAACACTACCTGTAAATGTTGTAGAGTGAATATTAGACCATCTGTTTGATGCTGTACCTAGAGAATAAAAATTATTAGATCCAGGAACTAGTCCTGTAGTGGTCCAAGATACTTCTCTAAAATCGCTGTCGCTGACTCTTACACGGAAGGTAAGAGGATTTCCTAGTCTTGAAATAATAACTGGCTCGTCACCGTTTTCAATTCGAATTACTAAATCATTAGTTGGTGATGGATTGTCACCGCCTACTGTAAGTCCGCTGTCATTGAAGTGAATTTCTTCTGTAAAAGAAACTTCACCTGTTCTAATATATTCAGATGCTAGGTATCCGCCCAATCTAGCAGCATTGCTAGCAGTTCCCCAATAATAATGGTCTGTGGATGTAACTCCAGTAGTAGCATTGGTGTTGACTAACGTTAGACCTTTCTTGATCGCTGTAAATCCAGTAATAGGATTTATCGTACTGTCTAAAGTAAATGCATCTTTACTAACTATGGACATCACATCGCCGCCAGACTGCAGCTTTACTATGGTATGATTTGTTCCTAGGGTATCTTTAACTACCTGTGAAACTACTGCGCTAGCTCCGAGATCAGGTGCAGTTTCTGGACCGATTAGAACATATTCTGTTCCGTTCCAAGCATATAACTGTTCTGCACCAGTATCAAACCAAAAATCACCAGTTTGCGCACCGGATGGTGCAGATGGACCTATTTCTGCTCCGCTGGCTGTTCGAAATCTTGTACCGTCATAGAATCGTAATTTTTTATTTCCGCTGTCATACCAAATCTGTCCAATGACAGCCTTAGGTGGTGCAGATGTATTAGAAAAGTTTTCTAAAAGATGTAGGAAATTTTCGTTCTGTACTTCACCGTATCCCGCATAATTTTTACCTACGAATCGTAAATCGGTGGTAGTATCAATGGTACCATCATCTACAGATACTAAAAATGTTCCATTAAATCTATCTACTTGATATGCCATTGATCAACTCCATTGTCGCTATTATTTATCGCTAGTTTGGACATTTTAAAGTCTGCCTACAGCTACTTCGATAATGCCAGAAATACCGTTAAAATCCTCTAAAGCCTTGCCTATAATCGTGCCGATTTTAGGATCTTGTGTGGGTCTAGCAAAACCGTTTCCTCCGCTGACTAGCATATCGCCCTTGCGGATATTTCCTCGAACTTTACAAGGTACTCTACCCTGTAAAGCTATGGCGGTAACAAATTCACCCTTGCACTCAGAATTCATTAGATATGCCGGGTGAGTAGTAACTACTCCGGCAACTCTTCGAGTTTCGTCCTTAGCCACCGTCACTTCAAATTCTCCACCGAATTCAAGAACAGTACCAGCTGAATATTCTGTATCAGCTAGATAATTTTCAGCTAGGTCTGCGTACTGTGCCGATGTAGCCACTCCAGAGAATGTGTTAGCATAGACTGTATTCCATTTGCGACTACCGATACCTAGATCTGTAGCATTGTTTTCAAAAGGAACTACCGCAGGGCGGTTGGCGGTGTTACCTGCAGATACTGCCGATGCAGTACTGAGAATTTTAATTCCGGTATAGTTACCGTTCTGGGTTGAATCTGCGGTTTCTAATACTAATCCTAGATTGTTGACTATTGATCGAAGCGTAGGCTGAGATCCTAGATTATTAAATAGGTGCATTTCTGAACCCACAGTGATGCCAGCATCTGCTACCGTAAAAGCATTTAACGGACCTAGATTTACAACATTTGCTGCCAGTGTGTCACCTGTAAGAGTTCCGGCAGCAGAGGGGACGGTGACATTAGTCGATCCGTCAAATAACACACCGTTGATTTCTCTAGCTGTCTTTAATTTTGTAGCAGTATTAGCATTACCGGTTAAAGATGCTCCAACAAATTCTTGTGCTTCTACTCTGAAAAAAGTGCTGGTACCAATATTGGCTGTGACATTACCTGTAACATTGCCTATAAGATTTGCAGTTATCGTGCCTGCTTCAAAATCTCCTGCGCTGTCTCTGGCAACAACTTTTCCAATTACATTATTTGGACTAGCATCTACTGCCCATGTCGTAGCTGTTGCACCATCGAAATTCGAACCTGTAAGATAGTTTCCTCTGGTCAATGTTCTATTAGTAGTGGCTGTTATTGTAATATCAGTCTGTCCATCAAACGGAACTGTGTTTATAAGTCTTGGGATTTCGAGTTTAGTCGCGGATGCTGCATTACCTTCTAGATTTCCGTAAACTTTAAAAGATGAATGAAAATTTACTCCAGGGAAGAGATTAAAAAAGCCAGGGATAAAATTTGATTCGGCAATGGTAAATGCTGTCCTAGCTATAATAGCCATAACTTGATCATCAATAATTATTACGATCACTGGTCTTTTAATTCCATCAGAATCGAAAAGATCTCTAGCCTTAGTTCCTGTCTCACCAAATCCCTGTACAGCTTCAGGTCCTACTAACTTCCATACACCTTCTATAAAAACATAAAGTTGTTTTGTGTCTAAATCTAACCAAAAAGTACCTTCCGACCCCGGTGGAGGTGTGCTGCTAATTACTGCAGATCCTACTGGACCCCAATCAGAACCATTATAAACATTCAGAGTTTTTAACACAGTATTAAACCATGTCTGACCTTCTAATGGTCTTGCTGGCGCAGCATCGTTGGCAAAATTTTCTAAGAGATAAACAAAATTTTCATTTTGTATTTCGCCATAGCCTGTGTAATTTCTACCTACTAGCCCGAGACTGGTGCTGGTATCGAGGGTTCCATCTTCTAGAACTATCAGCTGTACACCTGTGGTTTTATTGATTACATAGGACATTTATCGCTCCAAAAAATTTACTATCATGGTACAAAACTCCACGAACCGCTGATGATTTGAAAAGTTTTAACTGTTCTCGATACTGACAATCCTGGAGCTGCCACTGTGGCAGAAGATATAGTTACGTTTGTAACTGCAGGAGCCGTTCCCGAAGGAGTACTAAATGTGGATGTTGAAATGTTTATCAGCGGATTCAAGTTCAATGTTGTAGTACCGTTCACCAAGAAACTGCAAAGAACTTTAGCAATAGTTCCAGCTCTATAAGTTGCTGCAGGTGCTATCTGTTCAATAAACGCTGCGATGCCAGAATTAGATATACCATCAGATATATCCATACTTAAAACAATAGGTTGTCCTTTTATACTGTAATCTACATAACCTTTACTGGCAGCGTCTGTGTTATTACTATAATCTGCATAGGCATTTAATGATCCATCTGGTAAGTCAGTAATTTTAGATCCGTTTAATTTTAATGTACCTGTACCATTTATATCTAATTCAAGATCAGTATTGGGGGCAGTTACCTGAATGACATTATCGTTGACATAAAAATCATCAACAGTTAAACTAATCAATGCTCCAACGTTATTCAAATTAGGGAATGCTGAAGAAAAACACGAAGTAGCTGACAAAACTGTAACTCCGTTGATCTTATATTCTTTATCAACTAAATTTATATGTTCAGAACTGTTCCATGCGTCGTTAGCTTCACCTGTACCGGCACCTTGATATATCCATAAAAATTCTTTAGCGTCACCGCCTTTTAATATAATACCACCTCTATTCGCAGCCGTATCAGTATTATAAGAACTATCACCGGTCTCGCCAAGAACGATAACTTTATCTTCAACTAACAATTCAGTAGTTTTAACCGTGGTCACCGATCCGTCGTTGATAGTTAAACTTCCTCTTACTGTAAGATTACCAGAAACAACAGCACTTCCGCCTATCTCAACCTGACTATCTGCGTATCCTTCGTAGATATCAACTACTCTAGATGCTGATCTAATTTTAATAGCATTTTCTGGGTTGACATCTTTTCTAACTATCAGCGTAATATCTTTGTTTGACGCAATATTAGCCAGAGTTAGGTCGCCGGTCTGTACAAGAAACTGTCCTTGATTAGCATCACCGATGATTAGTCCTAGATTTGATGTAAGTATCAACTGTCCGTTGATGATGTTAGAAGTATCATTTCTCACATAGGAACTGGCTGCTGCTCCGCCGAGTGCATCTGAATTTGTGACCGTTACATCGAATTTTAATCCACTAAGGCTTCCAGCATTGAATCCCGGAATAATGCTGCCATCGAATCCGTCAATCGCAATCTTGGGAGTAAATGCATCTTTCGAAAAGATTCCTAACAGGACTCCATTATTGTAAAGAAAAGTTACTACTCTGTTTTGATTTAAACTATCTAGTATATTTGAAACACGAAGACCGCTGAGTCCTTGACTAACTGAATAATCCGGTCCTAATAAAATAGTAGTAGTGCCGTCATAGAAATATAACTGTTTATCTGTGCTATTAAACCACAGGTCTCCTACACCCAAATTCAACGGCTGTGTAGTTGCGATAGTAGCAGAGCTTACTGGAACGAATCCGTTACCATTGTATACTTTCAATTTTGATTCAGTGACATCGAACCATATCTGTCCTCTGATTGGATGTTCGGGTACAGACGTATTCGAAAAGTTTTCTAATAGTTTAACAAAATTTTCATTGATTGATTCGCCAAACCCGCTGTAATTTTTTCCGATAAGCGTTATATCGCTAGACAAATTATCTATCTGCCCATCAGCTACTGTCGCTAATATCGTTCCGTCTGTTTTATTGATTTGATATGCCATAGTCTTTACCTTAGAATGCTGGTGGTCCAGAATGAATTATATAATTGACAGTTAAAAATGGATTCATTACTGAAAATGCAGCGCCTAGTGATCCAGAAGTTTTAATCCCGCCGGAGCTGGGAATATATTGACTTTGACTGACCGCTGTAGGACCTTTTCCTGATACTGAACCAACGTCTGTAGGAATGGCCGAATCTACCCTAGTTGCATAATACTGCTGTCCAGTAGATCCTTTCATAGTGTGTTCATGATCTGGTAAATTAGAAACTGATAATGAGTTAGAATTCTGACCTCCACCTTCACCTAGGTTATCTGCGGCAGTTCCTGATACTCTATCAACGTTGCCACCGCCACCGTCTACATAACCACCTGTGGTATTAGGTACTGTGTTTCCGTTATCCATGTTGTCTTTACCTAACGGAAATCTTCCTCTTAGATCAGGTAATCGATAAGTTCCAACTCCTATCAACGGAGTAGCTCCATTATATGTAGTTCCTATAATGTCATATAAATCACTGTATTTTGTTCTTTCAACTTCACTGCCATCACACAATAGATATCCGTAAGGAGGATTGGATCCTGCGTAGGGCATTATAGCTCCAATAGGCACAGCTAAATCAGCCATAAAAGTATTTCTAGTTTCTTTAATAAGACCAGTGCCGGGTCTAAATACCAGAATAGTGTCTTCTCTTACAGATACATTTGGATTGGGTTCGGATTTACTGCTGATAATTCCTGATGTCAGCTGTGTATTAAAAATCTTTGTCAGACCTCCTACTAATCCGTCAAACTGAATATCAGGAGATGTTATATCTCCTTCGATCCTAAACGTTGAAGTATATCGAAGATTAGTTGCGGTCGAAGCATTACCAACAATATTACCGTTCAGTATGCCTTCGATATTTTCTGCTACTAATGTTTTAGTGTGAACTGAATTCCATCTTTTTAATTCTGTTCCGCAATCGAAGCTGTCTGTGGTACTTGGCTGTATGTTATTAAAGTTAGCGGTATTCGTAACTGTAAGGCCATCGCCTACTAAAAGATTTTTTGCTATAGCTGCGCCGCCAGCTGTAATTATAGTACCATTATTAAAATTTGTGCTGGGAGACGTATCTGTGAGAATCAATGAGCTGTTAGATCGTATATTTCCGTCTACATCTAAAGCTTCTTGAGGAAGAGCAATATTTATTCCCACTGTATTATCTATAATTCTTAAAATAGTTGTAGGAGTTCCTTCTCGATTTGTTTGCAAATCTATACTACTACCAGAAGCACTGTTATAAATTGTAGCTGTAGTATCGCTGGTAGTTATATTAAATGTTCCATTGACTCCAACTGTTAGACCTTGATTATTTCTAATATTGATACCATATTCTGTGGTATTGATAATATCAGATCTTAAAAATTTTCCTGCGGCAATCTCAATGTCATTGACTATTAAAGAATCTGCTGCGGTGTTATTACCATAAATTTTAGTAGCGAATGTATCGTCGCCAACATCTAAATCTGTTAGATTGAATCCAGATTTTATCTGTGGAAATCCAGAGATTGAAATCTTGGGTGTAAAATTTTCTTTAGATACGATTGCTACTGGTACGTCTTCTACATAGAAAGTTAAAACTACCTGTGTCTCGTTATCCGAATCAATGATCGATTCTACTATAGGTCCGCTTCGTAGTCCTGTGGAAAAATTAGGACCTACAAGGATCCATCTTGTTCCGGAATACACATATAATTGTTGGTTAGTTGTGTCTACCCATAGCTCACCAACTTTAGAATCTTCAGTGGGAGGTTCAACACTGCCCTTCTGAATTCCACCGGCGGATTTCCATAGAGTGCTATCCCATATCTTAAGGATATTTTCTGATGTGTCATACCATAGTTGACCTTCTACTGGATTTATCGGAGCAGAATTTTTAGCAAAATTTTCTAGTATGGCCAAAAAGTTTTCGGCGATAATCTGTCCGTATCCTGTAACGTTTCTTCCAGGAAATGTTAAACTGGTGTCTGTGCTAGACGTGTTATCGTAGACCGTGATTGGTAATTTGTTATCTTTGTCAGTGAAATTTACAATATATGGCATCTTTATACCTCACTGAAACTGGTTAGACTCTGGATACGAATAGTATAATCTATCTGTAACAGCCTGTTTAGACTTTTTTGTACAGGATGGAAAACCACATGAGTCAACAGTTTTCCATCTCCATTGGGGTTATAAGATTTTAATCCGAGTTCATCAAATACAAAATTTCCGCTCATATCTTGACTATTGTCAAATGCTTCTTGACCGTCGGGCTCGCCGTAGTCTAACACACAGGTCACTAGAATATCACTATAAGTAGCTCCACTGACGTGACGTATTTCCATTTTGTTTCTAACAGGATCTGTATTTTCTGCGGAGTTTTGATCAACTACCTTTGTATAAGTCTGACTGTAAAGGCTGGTATTCACTCCTACAGTATTTGTAGTAAGATAGGTTATCAGCCCGGTTGGATCAACCGTAGTTCCGCCATTACCGAACACCATTTCATATATTGTTCCCTGTCCTTGATTGCTCAAAGAATTTACCATCGCCACGCTCATATTCTCATAATGGATAGCGTTGCGTTTGTCGATAAAAACTTCTCCCGATTCGGGATCAAAAATCTTGATGTGCCCTTCAAAATGGAAGCCGGCCTGTTCGTCGGGTCGTTTTTTAATATTAGATTCTTGTGTTTTCGGCATATTTTGCTCTTGTTGATTAGTCATGATAGTGTATTTATTCAGGTAATTCTGACCCTTTCTTAGCTATGAATTGGGCTATCGGTGTTTCATTAGAAAGCAGCGATACGCCTCTGCTAGCCGTGGCTAGGCCTCGTTCGTACCAAATTCTGCCCTGTCTTCTTATGATCACTATTTTAGTTCCTGCCGGTACTGCCTGGGTCAATCTAACAGCGGCTGTGCCTCCGTCGACAGAAAACTCTGCCTCTTGTTGCTCGTCTCCATAGGGACTACTAGCTGAGATACTGTTATTCCATACATCGATGGGATTCTTACGAAGTCTACGACCTGCTACAAATACTTCAATTTCATCGCAGGGACCGTGTGTAGAAGGAATCGTCTCCCTGTACCACGAAGTTCTAATAGATTTAGATGGAACAAATTCTAAAGGACCTATTATTAAAGAACTGCCGTCACTGAAAAAATCAATAGTTTCTTGTGTTTCTACATAAGGCAGCGTATCAGCTGCTCCTACATCAACAAGATAACTACCGCTAACATGAAGTTCTGCAATGCCTGTTCCGAGGCTGCCTCTTCTTAGCTGTGACAAAACATTTCCAATCTTTTGCATATATTCTATTCTTTCATTATTGACAGAAATCACTCCCGGTATGTTTCTACTAGGAATAGGATCAGTCAACAGACTAGAATCTGAAACTTCTATCGTAGTATCATAATAATAAAGATCTTTAACTAAGGTAATTTTATTATTTCTGCTATATCGTTTGTAATGGTAGTTATTCAACATGTCTTTGAATATTTCAAAGGCCTTTGGTTGCTGATAAACTATATTAGAAAATTGTACAATTCTAATTCTATCTAACTCTGTAGTCTCTTCAGTAAGATATACAACAGATCTCGGCAAACTTAGAGTGTAATCTAATCCTCGAGTCAATCTAGTTCCATTTTTGTAAATCCAGATATAATTTATATCTAACGGAGTTCTACTCAGTAGATAATTTACTTTTCCACCAGTATATTCATCAGTTATCATATCCATAGTTGGATATTCAGAAAACCAAGTTATTTCTATAACATCATTTATAGATAACACCAAGGAAGGATCTAAAACTAAATTATTATTGTCTATAGAATATTTCACTGCATAATTATTCTCTATCTTGATAACATCACCTATAGTCAGTCTGCTCGAAGATATTGATACTATATTTGTGTTACCGTCGAATGTATAATCTATAACAAATCTCTGTAGAACATTATTGATATAAACTTTAATAAATCCGCTGGTAACTACACCAAATGGTTGATTAGGATCAGTCGCTATAACTATTTGATTATTAGTACCATCGTAGACAGCATAATGAGTATCAACGCTTTCTAAAACCTCTCCGTTTACTTCGACTATCATCGAACTCAAAGGAGAAGATCTACCTAAATCTATAAATCTATCAAGGTCTATATTTCGAGTGCTGCCATCATAGATCACAGTCTGTCTATTGATACGTATAAAGGGTAATCCAGTTGAATCGCTGACTACAGAAGAACCGAAACAGATTATTTTTACTACACTACCATCTTCGGGTGCAATTCCAAACTGTGCCATTGCACGATTTTTAGTATCTATAAACTCGCTGCTGTTCACTAGTCCAGTGACAAAAACTTCGCCATCTACTGTGACTAGTATATCAGTGACCTGATCATAAACTGCTTTGGTTAAAAATAATGTAGTATCGCCGTCTGCGGTAAATTCCTGATAATCTAACAATGTTATTCCGCCCATACCCACTGATATTATTTCTATAATACTAGCGAATTCAGGTGCGGTTAAAAATTCTATGGTATTGTTAGCATAATTTATAGTATAATCGATACTGCTATCTGCTAGAGATGCACCTTGCCTGATTTTATCTACGTAAACTAGAACTGAGCTAGATTCTGCTATGGTCAATCCAATGTCATACTCTTTAGTAACACCATCTGAAATTATGACTTTGTTCTGCAATGGAGCGGCACCTGGGCTAGTGACGTTCCAGACTTTGATACTAAGACTGTCTAACACTTGTCCGGGCACATTTTCTTCTGGAGCAGGAACTTGATCTGGAGCTACAAATTTATCTCCATCTATGACTATTTCTTCAGGAGTCAATCCTGTGGCTGTTACATATGCACCGTGTATGTTTGATAATGATCCTCCGCTGATTCTAGTATCTAACAGATTCACGTCTGTTATAGTTACGGAGCCATCACTGTCTAGTTTTCTTACGATAATAGTATCACCTTCAAACAGAGTAGTATAGTTTTGAATAGGTATACTATTAGAAACTCCGTCACCGATAAACGTATTCAGTATTGCAGTTGCTGGTGCAGATACTCTTCCATTGGGCTGAACTGTTGAGCCGTCGTAGACATTAAAATAAGGATCGTCTACTCTAGTAGCTCGAGTTTCGTTACTGCGTTTAATGTAAACACTGATAGGTTGTCCAGATTCTGGTACATAAGGTAATGATATTGTCAATTCTTCCCAGATATCAACAAATTCAATAGGATCCTTGTTGAAATTAGCCTCAATGGCCCTGTAAAATATCCCGTTCAACTCTACTACTTCGCCGGCTTGATAATTGATGTAACTGGTACTGTCTAGATTGTATTCTCTGTAGATACGGCCGTTGACAACATAATAGAAGTCGCTATTTGGTTCTATAGAATCCCAATTATCAGTAAACCACGGTAACGCATCCCAACCGCCAGTCACATCGAAGGTAGTTCCTTGTATCTGCACTCCGCCGTAGTCAACGCCGGTCATCAACTGGTTTAATTCGTTGCCTTTCATTCCTGCGGTTGGAGCGTAATATCTTTGGATACGACTTACGCTATCTAATAACTCGTCATTCTTTTCATAGTTGACTACTATAACATCACCGGCTTTAGGTGCGGTTAAAAATCTTATTTTACCTTTGATCAATTTATAAGTATCAATACTACTTCTGTAAAGATTGATCTGATATTCGTTAGGTATTACTATCTGACTATTTTTTGTTATAGATATCTTACTTTTATCCATAGAAGGAGCAAAATCTAATTCAAAAACCGCAGTATTTCCAGTAGCAGTAAACGTTTGAGAATTTGTAAAAGTTGAATAAATTCCTATCTTTTCAATCCGATCAAATTTAATGCCTAGATTAAATGATCTAGTCTTAGAATTCCCCATTACT